GAAGAAGTTGCAAGCTTTCCTTCCGGAGAGCACGACGATTTGGTAGACTCCATGAGCCAAGCACTGCTGCGTTATAGGCGCGGCGGGTTTATTCGGCTGGAATCTGACGAAGAAAGAGATGAGCTTTATTTCAGAAGAAACCGCCGCGAGCGATACTACACCGTTTAAAGGAAAGTTATGGCAATCAGCAAAGGTCTTTACGCCGCCCCAGAAGGTCTGGATTTAATAGACAACACCGTACCGGAAATCGAAATCGAAATTGAAGATCCGGAATCGGTGACCATAGGAATTGGCGGGATGGAGATTGACCTCATCCCATCTAAAGAAGGTGAAGAAGAGTTCGACGAGAACCTTGCCGAGTTCATGGACAGTGGAGACTTGGAGTCTCTTGGGTCTGAACTGATTGCTGATTTTGAAAAAGACCAGCGCGATCGCAAAGAATGGGTTCAGACTTATGTCGATGGCCTCAAGCTTCTCGGATTAAAGTATGAAGAGCGTACCGAGCCGTGGCTTGGTGCCTGTGGTGTCTTCCATCCCATGTTGACTGAATCCGTTGTGCGCTTCCAAGCAGAAGGCATTATGGAAACATTCCCTGCTGCTGGCCCAGTGAAGACTCAGATCATTGGAAAAGACACTCCAGAAAAAGAAGAGGCAGCCCTGCGCGTTCAGGCTGACATGAACTACCAGTTAACTGATGTGATGACGGAGTACCGGCCCGAGCATGAAAAGATGTTGTGGTCGTTGCCTATCACGGGAAGTGCATTCAAGAAGGTGTACTACGATCCATCGAAGGGTCGTCAAGTCGCGGTGTTTATACCCGCTGAAGACATCGTAGTTCCTTATGGTGCCAAGGATATCGAGAGCTCAGAACGTGTGACTCACGTCATGCGTAAAACCGAGAATGAATTAATCCGTCTTCAACAGGCTGGGTTCTATCGGGACGTAGAGCTCGGTGAACCCTCAGTGGAGTTGGATGACATCGAGCAGCAAAAAGCCAAAGAAGGCGGAATGTCTGCAATCCAAGATGACCGCTATCGACTGCTTGAGATGCACGTTGACCTCGACCTTAAAGGATATGAGGACAAAGACAAAGATGGCGAGTTCACAGGTATCGCGCTTCCATACGTGGTAACAGTGGAAAAGGGCAGCGGAGAGGTTATGGCTATTCGCCGTAACTGGTACGAAGGCGATTCTTTACATATGAAACGCCAGCACTTCGTTCACTACCAATACATTCCCGGATTTGGATTCTATGGTTACGGCCTGATTCACCTTATCGGTGGTTATGCTAAGTCAGCCACAATGATCATTCGCCAGCTGGTGGATGCAGGTACTCTGTCAAATCTTCCCGGCGGACTTAAATCACGCGGACTTCGCATTAAAGGTGATGACACTCCAATCCAACCGGGTGAGTTCCGTGACGTAGATGTGCCAAGTGGAAGCATCCGAGACAACATCTTACCCCTCCCTTACAAGGAACCTAGTCAAGTTCTGTTTGCCCTGTTCCAAAACATCGTCCAAGAAGGCCGTGCTTTTGCTTCTAGTGGTGATTTAAACGTAAGCGACATGTCAGCCAACGCGCCGGTAGGTACCACGCTGGCCCTGTTAGAGCGAACCCTCAAAGTCATGGGTGCCGTGCAGTCTCGTATGCACTTCACCATGAAGCAAGAGTTCAAACTCCTCAAGACCATCATTGCTGACTACACGCCAGAAGAGTATGAGTACGAGCCAGAAGAGGGTAATCCCCGGGCTAAGAAAGCAGATTACGATAACGTAAATGTTATCCCTGTGTCAGACCCCAATGCCTCTACTATGGCGCAGAAGGTTGTTCAGTACCAAGCGGTTCTCCAATTGGCGCAGACTGCTCCTCAGTTGTACAACATGCCTTTGTTGCATCGTCAAATGATTGAAGTGTTGGGTGTAAAGAACGCCAACAAATTAATCCCGACAGAGGAAGATGAGACACCAATTGACCCAGTTGCTGAAAACCAGCAGGTCTTGATTAATAAACCAATCAAAGCCTTTATGGAACAGAACCACCAAGCTCACATCCAAGTCCACACGCTTGCCATGCAGGATCCCAAGATAGGTCAGTTACTGGCTCAAAATCCACAAGCTCAAATGATTCAAGCCGCAATGATGGCCCACATCAATGAACACTTGGGATTCGAGTACCGCCGTCAAATCCAAGAGGCTATGGGTCTACCACTCCCAACGGAAGATCAAAACAAAACTGTCAGCCCGGAACTGGCTAATCAGATCGCTCAGATGGCTGCTCAAGCTGCACAAAAACTCTTCCAAAAGAATACCGCTGAAGCCCAACAGCAGTCCGCTCAGCAACAAATGCAAGATCCTGTTGTACAAATGCAACAGCAAGAACTGCAAATTAAACAGGGTGAGCTTCAACTTAAACAGCAGAAGATGCAGATCGACGCCGCATCTAAAGCTGACCAGCTTCGCATTGAAGAAGCAAGGATTGAATCTCAGAAAGAAATTGCCGCCATGCAAGTGGCAGCAACAGCCGCAGCCAACAAGGACAAACTGGAACGCCAGCAAGAACTTGAAGGTCTGCGAATCGGGGCAGATATTGCAAAAAATAAAGCAATGATGAATCGCCCCAGAATCCCCGGAAGGAACTAAATGACAAGTGAATACCAAGCTTTACTGCTTGTGCAAAAGGAAATTGGAAAAATGCGGCAGGATCGAGAGGAATTTATTAGCTCTGGTCGTGCAAAGGATTATTCCGAATACCAACATGTCTGTGGCGTTATCCTTGGTCTCAACCACGCTGACATTATCTGTAAAGACCTTGTGCAAAGGATAAATAATGACGACTGATTTTGATGTCGCTGCGGTAGATTTGTCTGGTATTTTGAATACCACATCTGAACAAAAAGCCAAGCAGTTGCCAGACCCAAAAAGATTCATGGTGCTCTGCGTCGTACCTGATGCGTCTGAAGAGTTTGAAGACAGCTCGCTAATTAAATCTAGCAAGACTATCTACTATGAAGAAGTTCTGACCCCAGTGTTATTTGTCGTCAAGCTTGGGCCTGACTGCTACAAAGATCCAACCCGGTTCCCTAGTGGGCCGTCGTGCAAGGAAGGTGATTTTGTCATCGTCCGACCCAATTCAGGCACCCGCTTGAAGATTCATGGCCGTGAATTCCGCCTCATCAATGATGATTCGGTTGAAGCAGTTGTGGAAGACCCCCGTGGAATCTCACGTGCATCATAAGGAGTAAAACATGCCATTACCAAAACATATTGGTGACGATTTTTCTGAAGAAAAACCAGATGCTGCCAAAGAGGCATTTGAAGTGGAGATCGAAGACGATACTCCAGCAAAGGATCGCAACCGAAAGGCTGCTCCACCACCCGAAGACTTAACCGATGACGAGTTAACCTCTTACGATGAAAAGGTTCAAGCTAGGTTGAAAAAGTTCACGCGTGGATACCACGATGAACGCCGAGCCAAAGAAGCTGCGGAACGCGAAAGATCAGCCGCAGAAGAGTTTGCCCAACAGGTTTACAGTGAGAATAAAAAACTCAAGGAACAACTGAAGTCGGGCAGCGAAGTATTTATTGAGCAGAACAAAAGCTCTGCTCAGATGGAACTTGATAACGCCAAGAAACGAATGAAAGAAGCCTTTGAAGCAGGCGATTCAGACGGCATGGTAACGTCTCAGGAAGAGGTTACCAAAGCAACTATGAAAATAGAGCGGGCTCAGTCCATGAGACCAATCGAGTCTCTGGATGACGATCCCCCGCCAGCTCGACAACCAAATAAGGTTGCCCCAAAGACGCAGGCATGGATTTCCGAAAACTCCGAATGGTTCGGCGTTGACGAAGAAATGACTATGTCTGCAATGGGCCTTGACAAAAAACTGCAAAAGCAATATGGTGCTGACTATATTGGCACAGACGATTATTTCAAAACAATCGACAAAGTCATGCGTAAAAGATTCCCCGAGAATTTCGGGAGCTATGAGGATGATGACGATCCTTCCCAAAATCAGTCAGAACCGGTTGAAGAGGAAACACCTCCACACCGTGCCTCAAAACCTGCTAATGTTGTTGCTTCGGCAGCACGTAGCACTCCGCCCAGTCGCATTAAGCTAAAGGCGTCTCAAGTTTCGTTAGCTCGTAAACTTGGGATTACCCCAGAGCAGTATGCAAAACAGGTTGCTTTACTTGGAAGGAATGAATAATGGAACAGCAAAATCGTAAAAGTCGTGAGGTTGAAAGCAGAGAAACAGAGCAACGCCCTATGGTTTGGCGTGCACCCGAAACTTTGCCATCACCAGACCCTCGGCCCGGTTGGACACCTCGTTGGGTACGTATCTCAACATTAGGTGTAGCTGATCCCGGAAATATCTCATCCAAGTTACGCGAAGGATACGAGCCCTGCAAAGCAGAGGATTATCCGGAGCTCATGATGCACGCTTCCACTGAAGGTCGTTTCAAGGGAAACATCGAAGTGGGTGGTTTGTTGCTCTGCCGCATCCCGTCTGAATTGTTGGAACAGCGTATGAAATACTACGATGACAAAAACAAAATGCAGATGGAGTCAGTGGACAACACTTTCCTCCGCGAGAGGGACGCTCGATCTAATATGTCGATGATTGTCGATAAAAAATCGAAAGTCACTTTCGGTTCTGGTACATAAATTTTAGGAGTCATTAAATGGCAGCTACAGCTTCTCCCTATGGGCTACGTCCCATTAACCGTATTGATGGCATGCCTTATGCTGGTGCAACTCAGACTTTTCTGATTGACCCTGCTGGCGAAGCCACCAATATTTTCTATGGTCAGGTGGTCATTATTGGCGCGGACGGCTATTTAGCCATCTCTACCGCCACTGGTGCCGACATTACGACCAACAACCTTGGCGGCAGCGGCATCGGTGCGATCGGCGTTTTCGTCGGTTGCCAGTACGTCAATGCACAAGGTCAAGTGATTAACTCTCAGTACTACCCTTCCGGCACAACCGGCGTGGTAACAGCTAAGGTTATTACTGACCCAAGCGTTGCTTTCCAAGCACAGCTAGATGGTTCTGGCGCTCAATCAGTTTTGGGCACTAACACCTTCTTTGCCGCTGTACAGAGCACCTCTACGGGTTCTACCACAACTGGAAACTCGACCAGCGCTTTGGACGCTACAGTGCAAACCACTGCTGCGGCTTTCCGTATCGTGGGCTTTGTTGAGGTTCAAGGCTTCTCGGCAATCGGCGACGCGTTCACTGATGTGTTGGTTAAGTTCAACCCCAGTGCTCACTCGTATTTAAACAACGTCGGTTTGTAAGGAGCTAAATCATGGCTATTTCACGCGCACAACTACTTAAAGAACTCCTCCCCGGATTGAATGCTTTGTTTGGCATGGAGTACGCTCGCTACGGTGAGCAACACAAGGAAATCTACGAGACTGAAACCTCTGAGCGTTCCTTTGAGGAAGAAACCAAGCTGTCCGGCTTTGGTGCTGCACCTGTCAAGAACGAGGGCTCTGCCATCGCTTATGACAATGCGCAGGAAGCTTTCTCTACTCGCTACACGCACGAAACCATCGCTCTTGGCTTCAGTATTACTGAAGAAGCAATTGAAGACAATCTGTATGACAGTTTGTCTGCACGCTACACCAAGTCGTTGGCTCGCGCTATGGCGTACACCAAGCAGACCAAGGCTGCGGCTGTTCTGAACAATGGTTTCACCAACTCTTCCGCTTATTACGGTGGTGATGGCGTTCCTTTGTTTAGCACTTCGCACCCAACCGTAGGCGGTGGTGTCAACTCCAACACTCCTTCGACCCAAGTTGATTTGAACGAGACTTCTTTGGAAGCCTCTGTTATTCAAATCGCCGCTTGGACGGATGAGCGTGGTCTGTTGATTGCTGCAAAGCCACGGAAGTTGATTGTTCCACCTGCGTTGCAATTCGTTGCTACTCGCTTGTTGGAAACCAGCCTCCGTACTGGCACTGCTGACAACGACATCAATGCGTTGAATAACAACGGTTCAATCCCCGGGGGTTACACCGTCAACAACTATTTGACTGACACCAACGCTTGGTTCATCTGCACGGACGTGCCTAACGGATTGAAGCACTTTGTGCGTACACCGTTGAGCACCAACATGGATGGTGACTTCGATACAGGTAACGTCCGTTACAAGTCTCGTGAGCGTTACAGCTTCGGCTGGTCTGATCCATTGGGTATGTTCGGTTCGTCCGGTTCGACCTAAGCCCTTGGGCTTGTAGAAAAGGCTCCTTCGGGGGCCTTTTTTATTGCTTGCACACATTTAAACAACGTGCTATATTTCAGCTAATCCGGGCTTTCCGGTGTATCTGACAGTCCCGGCTGACGACATGCAGACAGATACGCCTAACTTGCATGTAAGGAAACAATCATGGCATTAACCACATTCTCCGGCCCAGTTGCGTCTCAAAACGGTTTTATCAGTGGCACAGCCGCTAGTCCTATCGTAGAAACAACCGCTGGTAACGTATCCGAGTTTTACGCTACAACATCCGCTGCTACTGGCGATACACGTCTGTCGTACAACCGACTGGCCTTTACCTCTACAGGTTCTGGTGAAACTATTCGTGCTTTGACCCAAGTAACAGGTGTTGGTGGCGCTACAGGTGGCACTATCAACGGTGCTCACGTTAGCTTGAGCATCAACGGTACTGGCACTATCTCTGGCGCAGGTAACGCCCTTCGCGCCACTTTGGGCGGTACATCTACTAACCCCGGCGGTACATTAGCGGCTATTCAGTTGGATTCCAACTTTGGCGATGGTGTAACGTTAGCTGCAACGTCTTCGTTCATGCGCGTAACTGATAGTGGCACTGTGAAAGTTGGTTCGTTGTTTAACTTGCCAGCACCAGCATCAGACACAATTTTCCGCGCCAAATCGTCAGCCGCCGTTACCCACGTTATCAAAATCGTGGCTGCTAACGGTACGCCGTACTACGTCATGGTTTCGGACGCTGTGTAATGCAGATCACCAAGGAATTCTTGGAGACTGAGATACGTGACCTTGAGATTGAAGCGCAGAAAGCACAAACCTTTTTGATTCAGTCTCAAGCCACGATCCAAG